TAAAGAATTAAGAGATATAATCGATGCTTTAGACGAGCAATATCCTCAAGGTAGAATTAATATACAGGATGGTACAATTCAATATCAACCTGGAGCACCTACTAGAAAACAACAAGCTGAACAACAAAGACAACAATCGGGCGATACTTCGAGCATGAAAGTTGTAAAAGAATAATCCGAATATTTATATAGTAAGAAAACTATATGAAAGGATTAGCAAAATTTTTAGTAGAAACAATATTGGATGAAGCGGCTGAAATGGACAAAGTAGTTGTTGTCTATTCTGGCCGCTTTCAACCATTTCATAAGGGACATTACGCAACTTATGAAAATTTAGTACGCAAATTCGGAAAGGATAGCGTATATATCGGAACTTCTAATGTTACCGATTCAAAGAAATCTCCATTTAATTTTAAGGAAAAGAAAGCAATAATGATGCAGATGTTTGGGATACCATCATCTAAAATTGTTAATGTCAAAAATCCATATAGACCCGAAGAAATACTAAATAAGTATGATTCTGATACAACTGGTTTAATTGTTGTAGTTGGTGAAAAGGACCAAAACCGATTAAGTGGTAAATACTTCACTCCATATAAAGGTAAAGTAGAGCAAGGGTATTTAGATAAAGGATATGTGTACGCTTCACCCGCAACAGCAAATCCTATTAGTGGTACTGATGTTCGTTATTGGTTAAGTGCTGGTAGTGAGGAAGAAAGAAAAAAGAATTTTACAAAAGCATATCCTAAATTTGATTCTCAAATATTCAAATTAATTACTCTTAAGTTAAAGAGTTTAAAAGAATGTATTAATGAGGAAATCAAAATAAATGTCAAAATTGGAGATACTATTCTAATGGGAAGATTCAAAAACAAAAAAGTAGTAGTAAAAACAATAGGTACAGATGATTGGGGAATGCCAACAATTAATGGTAAGAAGGTAGCAACATTTAGAATTCCTAAAAAAGAAGAATTAAAAGAAGCTGCATCTAATAGTGGATTTAGTGGAGCGGATGAACCTGATACATCATTTGTAGCAGATAGACAAAAACGAATATTAAATAAAACTAAACCTGAGGGTTGGTATAAACAAGGTGGATACACTCAATTAGATAAACCTAAAGCGGATAATATGAGAGGGGTTGGTAAATCAAAAGATACTGAAACTCAATTTAGAAAATCATATTACAAAATAAATAATGTAGAAAAAAGTACATTAAATCCAGCAGATGACCCACATAAAGTTGAAGATTGGAAAGAAGTAAAACCTAAAAAAGCAATAAAAAAACCTAAAAGATTTTGGGAACTTCCTGAAAATCAAAAAGATACAATAATTTCAAAAGAAGATATTAAAGAAATAGTTGAGGATTTTGATAACCTATTAGATGAGATGGGATTAGGTGGTGGAGCTGGTATAGGTTTAAGTTTACCAGGTGGATATATCAATGGAGCACCTGATACTAAAGATGTTAAGAAATTAAAATCTAAATTAGATGGTGATGATAGTGATGAATACACTCCGGTAAAAGAAGCAACTTCATCAGAAATTATAAAAGATTTAGATAAGGTAAAAAATGATTTACTTAAAAAAGCAGATATTTTAATTGCAAAAAAGAAAAAACTTTATTCTAATGTTGATATAGAATCCCCAATGAGTACAGATGAAAAGAAATTAAATAAAGAAATTGCAGATTTATTTTCAGAAATACAACAATTAATTCAACAAAAAAGAAGTTTAAAGAAAGAATCAGTAAACGAATCAATCCTATTAGAAGGTGGGGCTTATGGACATATGAACCACCCATTTGATATTGAAATGAATCTTACATTTGGTGACTTAAAACAAATTGTAGTAAGAGCATTGAATGGTGATTTGGAATTAGCAAGAGAAAAAACCGATGGTCAAGCATTAGCAATTAGTTGGGTAAATGGTAGATTGGTTGCAGCTAGAAATAAATCACATTTAAAGAACAAAGGTGAGGGTGCTATGACAATAGGGCAAGTAGCTACTAACTTTGCTAATAGGGGTGCATTAACCGATGCATATACATTTGCAATGAAAGATTTGTCTGCAGCAGTATCTGCATTATCCGAACCACAAAAGAAAAAGATATTTAAAGATGGTGCATGTTTTATGAATTTGGAAGTAATATATCCTAAGAATGCAAACGTAATCCCATATGGCCAAAATCTTTTAGTATTTCATGGTACATTTGAATATGATGAAAGTGGTGAGGTAATTGGTGAAAACCAACAAGCTGCAAGTATATTGGCTGGAATGATTAAGCAGGTTAATAAGCATGTACAATCGACATACACAATACAAGGACCACCAATGTTATCATTGCCAAAATCCGAAGAATTGACTAAAAAGCAAGGTAAATATATTTCAATGATAAATAAATTACAATCGGAATATAAATTATCAGATTCAGCGGGTGTTGCTGATTACCATCAAGCATATTGGACCGATTTGGTAAATAAAAATGCAAAGGGTTTAGATGCACAACAAAAAATAGGATTAGTTAAACGATGGGCGTTTGGTGATAAGGGATTTCGTATCGCTACAATACAAGATGCTAAAATAAAAGCATGGGCTGATAATATGGATAAAAAAGACCAAGCTAAGATATCAAAGGAAAACATAATGAAATTTGAGGAGATATTCTTAGGTGTTGGTGCAGATGTATTAGCATTTGCGCAATCGGTACTTACAGCAAACCCATCAGATGCAACTAAAAAGATGAGAGCTGAATTGGGTAGTGCTATTAAATCATTAAAAGCAACTGGTACTGCATCTCAATTAGATAAATTAAAAATAGAATTACAAAGATTAAATTCTTTGGGTGGATTTGATAAAATTGTTCCCAATGAAGGGTTAGTTTTTGTGTATAATGGTAATACATACAAATTAACTGGAGCGTTTGCACCTCTTAATCAAATTCTCGGTATTTTTAAATTTTCAAGATAATTAATTGTTTTTCGAATTTTGATATACTTATATATACAAATATATCAAACCTAATATGGCAAGAGAATTCAATAAAAAATTCATGCATCCAACTCGTAGGAAGTTGGTTGATATGGTAATGCATGGGGCTGAATATGAAAAGGACTCATTTATTTCATTTTCTGGTGCAGATAAAAAAATTATAAAACATAAGGTTGGTGAAAAATGGACAGATGAAAATGGTAAGTCTTGGGAACAAAGTGAAGGTGGTAGAATAGAATTTTCAGAATTGGGTGATATAATGGCTGAAGCGAGAGCTTACTTAGATAAGTTAAACACTTGTAAATCTGATAATTGTAAAACAATCAAAATAGGTAGAGTTGATAAAAAGTTAATATCTAAAACCGGGTATTGTTTACACTGTCTTACTATAAGAGAGGCTGAAATAAAATATGATGGTTTGTGGAATGAGTATGAGGATTATAAGATATATTCTAATATGATTGCGCATGGTAATGATGTGGTAGCACAATTTAAGCAAGCATATAACGATGCTAAACAAACATACGAAGTAGTTCAAGAAGATGGTACAATTGAAAAATGGAGTATGGAAAGAGATGTAACCGAATTAAAAGCTGAAATACTAACTGATATAACTAAGTTTGAAGAAGAAATCGAACAGGCTACTAAATTGAGAAATGAGGCTTACGAAAAATTAAAAGATAAAAATTACGATTTAGTAAGACCACTTAACGATTAATATGAGTACTGGTATAACACAAAAGAAAACTCTAAAAGAGATAGTAGCAGAAGAATACAAAAAGTGCGCGGTAGACCCGATTCACTTTATGAAGAAGTATTGCATGATTCAACATCCGGTGAGAGGTAAGATACCATTTCACTTATTCCCATTTCAGGAAAAAACACTAACTCAATTTAAAGATAACCGATTTAATATAGTACTTAAATCACGACAAACTGGTATCTCAACTTTATCGGCTGGATACGCACTTTGGAAAATGATATTTAATTCTGATTTTAACGTATTGGTTATTGCAACAAAGCAAGATGTTGCAAAGAACTTAGTAACAAAGGTTAGAGTAATGCATGAATTACTTCCAGGTTGGTTAAAAGGCGGTTCTTTGGAAGATAACAAACTTTCCCTTCGTTTGCATAACGGTTCTCAAATTAAGGCTATTGCATCTTCTGCTGATGCAGGACGTTCTGAAGCCTTATCACTTTTAATATTTGATGAAGCAGCTTTCATTGATGATATCGATGAGATTTGGGTAGCGGCACAATCAACACTATCAACGGGTGGAGCTTGTATAGCACTTTCTACTCCAAATGGCGTGGGTAATTGGTTTCATAAAACTTGGTTAAGTGCTGAAGAAGGTAGTAGCCCATTCAATACAATTAAATTACATTGGAGCTTACATCCTGAAAGAGGTGAGGCTTGGCGGGCTGAGCAGGAGAAACTATTAGGAATAAAGAAAGCAGCACAAGAATGTGATTGTGACTTTGTTTCATCGGGTGATACCGTAATTGAGCCGGAGCTATTGATGTTTTATAAAGAATCATTTTGTAAAGAGCCATTAGAAAAAACTGGATTTGATGGTAACTTATGGAGATGGGAATACCCAACTGTAGGTGGTTCTTATATGGTTATTGCGGACGTAGCAAGAGGAGATGGCTCGGATTATTCCGCAGCTCATGTTATAGAAATAAACACGTGTACACAGGTTGCAGAATATAAAGGTAAGGTTGATACAAAAGATTTTGGAAACTTCTTAGTTGAATTATCTACACAATATAATGATGCACTTCTTGTAATAGAGAATGCAAACATTGGTTGGGCGTGTATTCAACAGGTAATTGATAGAGCATACAAAAATCTATTCTATATGAGTAAGGATTTAAAGTATGTGGATGTAGAAAATCAAATGAGAAACAAATATCGAGCGGATGAAAAACAAATGGTAGCTGGATTTTCAACAACCTCTAAAACGCGTCCACTTATTATTTCTAAATTGGATGAGTATTTTAGAGAGAAATCAGTAACCATTCGTTCCAATCGTTTAATAGATGAGTTATTTACTTTTATATTTATAAATGGTAGAGCTGAAGCTATGAAAAGTTATAATGATGATTTGGTTATGGCATTGTGTATTGGGTTGTGGGTTAGAGATACTGCACTTCGTTTAAGACAGGAAGGAATAGACCTTACTAAAAGAGCTTTAGGTGGTATAAGTTCTAATCAACAATACGAAGGAGTATATGGAGGAAACGAAATGGTTGATAACCCTTGGAAAATGAAAATTGGAGATGATATGGAAGACCTAACTCAATGGTTATAAAAAATGTAGTGTTTTGATAATTTACGATATTTATGGTATATGTCAAAATAAAGTAAACTAAAATGATTAGACTTAAAAATATCTTAAAAGAAGATGAGTATGTAGACCAAGCCTATAAAGCTGGTGATACTCCAACTGATAATCCAATTGATGATTATGATGAATTGGATGTTGAGCAAGAAGATATGGATGATTTCATAAACTTCTTAAAAGGATATTCAACTCAATTAGAAGAAGCTAATTGTAATTGTGTATATGAAGCAGAATATAAGGGTAGAGAAGTAAAGTTAGGTAAACCAACACAAGGTGATGTTAAGAAGTTTAAGGTATATGTAAAGAATCCTAAGACTGGTAAAATCATTAAAGTAAACTTCGGACAAAAAGGAATGGTAATTAAAAAAGATAATCCTGCTGCTAGAAAATCGTTTAGAGCAAGAATGAATTGTGATAATCCGGGTCCAAGAACAAAGGCAAACTATTGGAGTTGCCGTAAATGGTAAAATAAATTATGGCAGAACAAGAATTGGATGATAGAAGTTTTTTTGGTAGGTTAAAGAAATTATTTTCAACAAACGCAATTGTAACCGTTGATAAAGATGGTAAGCGTACGGTTGTTGATACCGAAGAACGCCAACAAAGCACAAACTTTGTAAATCTTAAAGATAGATATACAAAATTACAACGCTCTTATTACGATAGTAATGCGGGAGCACAGTCAATGGCATATCATCAGGTTCGTAGAGAACTTTTTAGAGATTACGATGCAATGGATTCAGACCCAATCATTGGTTCGGCTTTAGATATATACGCAGATGAATCTACAACTAAGAATGAATATGGTGATGTTCTTCAAATCAAATCTACAAATGAAAATGTAAGAGATATGTTACATAATTTATTCTATGATATAATGAACATAGAATTTAATTTATGGCCTTGGATTAGAAATTTAGTAAAATATGGTGATGCTTTTATAGCATTAGAAATTATGCCTGGTAAAGGTATTATTAATGTCGCTCCACATTCAATCTATAATGTAGAAAGATTAGAAGGTACTGACCCTAATAATCCTGATTATGTAAAGTATAAGGTTGAAATGGACCGTTTAGGTAAAAAAGAGTATGAGCAGTATGAAATGGCTCACTTTAGAATGTTATCTGATACAAACTTTCTCCCATATGGTAAATCAATGGTAGAGGGAGCTAGGAGAATTTGGAAACAATTATCCCTTATGGAAGATGCGATGCTAATCCATCGTATTATGAGAGCACCTGAAAAGAGAGTGTTCAAAATTGATATAGGTAACATCCCACCGCAAGAAGTTGATAACTATATGCAGAAGATTATCAATAAAATGAAGAAAACTCCATTTGTTAATAAAGATACCGGTGATTATAATTTAAAATACAATATTCAGAATCTTACTGAAGATTTTTTCTTACCTGTACGTGGTAGTGATAGTGGAACAACTATTGATAACCTACAAGGTTTAGAATACGCAGCTATTGAAGATATCGATTACTTAAAGAATAAATTATTTGCAGCATTAAGAGTTCCAAAGGCTTACTTATCTTATGATGAGAACGTTAATGGTAAAGCTACTTTGGCGGCGGAAGATGTTCGTTTTGCTAGAACTATCGAAAGAATTCAAAGAACAGTTGTTAGTGAATTAACTAAAATAGCAATCGTACATTTAGCAGCTCAAGGTATTGATGATTCTGAAATGACTAATTTTGAATTAACTCTAACCAACGCATCTACAATCTATGAGCAAGAGAAGGTTAATTTGTGGTCTGAAAAAGTAAGATTAGCAACTGACGTAAAAGCACTTAATATGTTATCTTCCGATTGGGCTTATCACAATGTATTTGGACTATCCGAAGATGAGATTGATATGGAAAGGGCTAAAGTAGTTTTAGACCTTAAAGACCGTTTCAGACATAATTCAATTGAACAGCAAGGACAAGACCCAGCAAATCCACCAGAACAACAAAATGTGGAAGAAGAAATCAGTAAATTAAAAACTGAGATTGAATTAAACAGAGGAATTGGTAGACCTAGAGAAGGTAATACTTATGGTAAAGATAAACACCCATATGGTAGAGACCCATTAGGTAATAAAGAAAATGAGAAAGAGAGAAAAAGAGAGGATAGAGTACTAAACACAAACGCTAAGAAGCTAGCAAGAGAATATATAAACGGAATTTCATCAAAAAAACAAGTTTTAATTGAAAAAGCGGGTATGCTTGATGAAAAAAATCTATTAGATGATAGTAAAATTTGATAAAGAAAAATTTGTTTATATTTATATGTGTTAGTTTATAGGGTAGAATAAATATAGGGTAAGTAAATGAAAAAAATAAAACATTCCAAATTTAAGAATACTGGTGTGTTATTTGAATTATTAGTAAGACAAATAACATTGGAAGTTCTTAATGGCGATAAGACTGAAAACGCAAAGAATATCTTAAGAGAATTCTTTTCTCCAAATACGGAGTTAAACAAAGAATTACGTCTTTATGATATATTGTTAAAAGAAAAGTATAGTTCTGAAACAAAAGCAGATAGATTGGTAGAAACCGTATGTGATGCTCATAATAAGCTAAACCACGTTACACTTTCTAAAGAAAAATTCAATCTTATTAAAGAAATTTCAGAAAAATTTGAAATTGAACAATTCTTAGCATCGCCTATTTCTAATTATAAAACATTAGCATCTATATATAAAGTATTCGAATCTAAAAGAGCAGATGGATATGATATTAAAGATATATTTAATTCAAAGATTACCCTAATCGAAAACATTACATCAAAGCCCGCTCAAAAAATTCAACCAACTGAAGAAAAAAGGTTGATTGAAACTTATAAACAACAAGATAAAGACCTTAGATTACTTACCTATAAGATTCTAGTAGAAACTTTTAACAAAAAATATACAAATTTAGATGATTCTCAAAAGAATTTGTTGAAAGAATATATAAACAACATTACAAATACTACCAAATTCGTAGATTATATCGGAAAGGAATTACCAAACATAATTGCAGAATTAAATGGTATTAAATCAAAACTAAAAGATAGAGTTACACAAATTAAATTATCAGAAACTATTTCCCTTTTAGAAAAAATGAAAATTGGAAAGACTGTATCTGATTCTCAAGTTTCATCTATTATGCTTTCTTATGAGTTAATCAAAGAATTAAAATCAAAGATAAATGTCAAATAGACTAAAAGAAATAATCAGAGGTATAGTTAAAGAAATACAATCCGAAAAGGAATTGGAAGAAATGACTGGAACTAGTGCAGTTGCTGGATATGATACTCCAAACGCATTTTCTAAACCAGGTCAAACTGCAAAGAAAAATAATAGATTAGCTAAAGTAACTGGTGGTGAGGTTGTCGATGATTTAGAGGAAGCAAAGATATTAAATCTAAAGCAAGAAAAAGAAAAACCAACAGCAGCTAAAAAAGATCCAGGTGCAGAAATTGCAGTTATTAGTGGTATGGAATTAGCTGAAAAAAATTTACATTTGGCTGAAAATCGTTGGTTAGAAATTAAAAATGGAGATGCATCCCCTAAAGCTAAAATGAGTAAAGGTGTGACAAGCATCAAACAACAATTGGGTGAGGTAGAGAAATTTGTTAACTGGTATTCTAAAATAAAAAATGAGAATGGAGTTAAAAGAGATGATTACTATAAAAGAACACACAAAAGTTTACATAAAATCAAAGAAAGGTTAATGAATCTTTCAGAAAAAATTAGAACACTATAATATGAACACATCAATTACAAAATCAAGACTAAAAGAATTAGTTAAAGAAGTAATGGTAGAAGAAAACGAATATCAAGCGTTTTTTGCTAAAGCTTTAGATAAAGCAGGTAAGGATATAAATGCAATGTCAGATGAAGAAAAGAAAGCTTTCTTTAATAAAATTGATTCTGCTTGGAATGGTAAGGGTGAAAAGAATGAAGGTAATGCTTTCGGTGCAGCAGTTTCTAAAGCAAAGCAAGAAGGTGATGATGAGTTTGAAGTTGGTGGAGAGAAATATAAAACTGAAGATATTTCAGCAGAGTTACCAAAAGCAATAATCCCATCGGCTGTTAAACAAAAATTGGAATTAGCAATTGATAAAATCAAAGATGCTAAATTAAACCCTACTCAAAAATTACAATTAGTAGCACAAGTAGTTGATAGTTTAGGTATTGATAAAACTCAATTAGGTACTATTACTAATAAGATTAGAAGCAAAATGGAATCAGTAACCGAAGCAAGAGATGCTGATGGTAATGAATTTCCTGAAATAGATGATTTTAAAGCAGCTATCAAAAAAATAATTCAAAATGATGATGTTGAAAAGCTTTTAAGAAATAAAGTTACGGCTTATCTACAAAAAGAAAAAGGATTTACAGGAGCTGGTAATACAAATAGTAGTAGATTATACGATAAAGTAATAAATGATTTACTTAAACACTAAGAATTAAAATATAAATGAAAGGACTTTTAATAGAAACAAAATTATTTGAGGCTAAGGTACAAGAAGATGAAGGTGGGAGAACCCTTGTTAAAGGTGTCTTGCAAAGAGCTGGTGCCGAAAACCAAAATGGTAGAGTTTATCCAAAGCCTATATTAGAAAGAGAAGCTAAGAAATACGAAACGTTCATTAAAGAGCGTAGAGCATTGGGTGAATTAGACCATCCGGATTCTACTGTAATCAACTTAAAGAATGTTTCACACAATATTAAAGAAATATGGTGGGATGGTGATGATTTATGTGGAACCGTTGAGGTTTTATCCACACCATCTGGTAATATACTTAAAGAACTACTAAAAGCTGGTATCCTATTGGGTATTTCATCAAGAGGTATGGGTTCAACTAAACCTTTGAGTGGAAATAAAGTAGAAGTGGCAGACGATTTTGAATTGATTGGTTGGGACTTTGTTTCAAACCCATCAACGCATGGTGCATTTATGGTCCCAATGAATGAATCCGTAAATCCACTAAAACAAATTGGTACTGATGCTTGTGGTGAATACTGTAAAGCACAGGATTTAATGAGAGAAATAATAACTGAAATAGCATAAAAATGGCAAATAATTTTGATATATACGATTTCGTACACAACAATAAGATAACCTTAAAAGTTGATAGTAATAAAGGAACTACTGTGCATAAAGCATACAATGATATCCGTAAAACTAACTTGAAAGAAGTAAAAATAGTAAATGGTAAATTCAGCTTAGCTGAAAACTTAGGAGATAGAAAATTATCAAACGAAGTTAAAAAACACTTCTTAGAAATAATTTCTACTTACAACACTTTCCAAGACCAAATGAAAAGACAATCGGATGTAACTGAAGTAGCAAATACTTTAGGTGCTATCGTTGAGGCTGCAAAAGAAATGACCCTGAGAGAAAGTGGTGATTGGTTTGATAATGTGACTGTAAAAAGAAATATGCAGGAATTAGATAAGATGGGTAAATCATTTGATAAATTCGCTGTAGAAGCAAAAGCAATGGATGAGAGATTACATTCTTTATATGAAGATATGGGTCACATCTTAAATCGTTACTATGAAATCGCTGATATCTCTGTAGATACAATGAAAGAAAGATTAGGTAATAAAAAGAAATAATATGATTAGTTTAGGTGGATTAGTATCTCAAAAAGCATTTGGTAAATTTGAAATGGGTAAAGTAATTTCTAATCCATTTGCAAACGCATTCATTAAAGAAGGTGAGGGTGAAGACCACGAAGTTTCTATGGCAAATAATTCAATAGATATCATTATTAAGATGGCAACTGAATTAAAAGCTAAAATGGGTGAGGATGAAAAACAAATCCCAGCTTGGATTCAAGACCATATAGCTAAAGCAGAAAACTTAATTTCTCAAGCATCTGGAAACTATCACGAATATGGTGATTCAAACGAAAGTGTAAACGAAACTGTTTCTGATAAAAAAGTTGATGCAAAAGTTATTGCAAATAAAATGAGAAAAAATCAATCAACTAAAGCTTTCGCAAATAAAGTTGAAAAAATGGGTAAAGTATCCCATAAAGATTTAGAAAAAATATTACCGGATTACGTTTCGGGTGGATTAATTACAAATTTATTCAAAGAATCAATAAAAGAAGCATCTCCTTGTTGGAACGGATATAAGCAAGTTGGTATGAAAGATAAAGGTGGTAAACAAGTTCCAAATTGTGTACCTGAAGGAAAGGTAAACGAAGAAATTAAAGAAAAAGATTGGAAAACTATTTATAACGTATTTGTTAAGTTTTTAAAAGCAAACACTAAAGCTTTAGAAATAAGAGTTATGATGAGAGATGAAGCTGCAACTAAAAAAGCTATCGAATCTATTATTAGTGGTTTAACTAATGCACAACGTAGTTTGAAATTAGAATCGGTAAACGAAGCACCAAATACTGGAGAAAAAATACAAAATTTAAATAATAGAATTAAAGTATTAAGAGATAAAATATCTGCAACCAAATCACCAGAACAAAAGAAATTACATAGTGATAGATTAAAAAACGCATTACAATCACTTTCTAATATAAAGAAAGATTTTGGAATTAAAAAAGAAGCAAGTGGTAGAGTTCCACAAATATTTTTAAAAACAGGAGCAGTTGAAAAAAAGATTAAAGAATTAATGGCTGATAGAAAGAAAGCAGTAGTTCCTTATAATAGTGAGAAAGACCCTACGAAAAAAGAAAGTTTAAAACAAATCCTTATTAAACTAACTAAACAAATTCAAGGATATGAAAAGAATTTAATTCAATTGAGAGATAAAGAAGAAGAATATATACAACAAATGAATGCAGATGCACAATTAGATGTATCGGCAATAGATTAAAAAAATATAAATAAAAGCTTGGATTTTCCAAGCTTTTTTCGTATCTTTATATATGATTAAGCCTTTTTCAATTTTAGATACTCGTTCTAAAGAGTGGCAGGACCGTAAGCGATACTGGATACAAACCTACAATATTCAATCTGAATTGGGTAGAGAAGATACCGAATCAAGAGCCCGTTTTTGGGAAGATAATACCGTTTCTATATTCGATGCCACACTTTGTGAAAAAATGTATGAATGGTTCTGCCCAAAAGAAGGTAGAGTATTAGACCCATTTGCGGGTGGTAGTGTTAGGGGTATAGTTGCAACTGAAATGGGATTTATCTATAATGGTATTGACCTTTCCGATGAACAAATAGAAGCAAATAAAAAACAATCAGATAAACCAAATTGGATTACTGGTGATAGTGAGTGGGTTATTGATTCAATATATGATAAAACACAGGATTTTGTGTTTACTTGTCCACCGTATTATGATTTGGAAAAATATACCGATAATCCTGCAGACCTATCAAATATGAATGCAGATTCATTTGATAAAAAATATTATTCAATTCTTAAAAAAGCTGCAGCAAAATTAAAAGATAATCGTTTCTTTGCAGTAGTAGTATCCGAAGTAAGAGAACAATCCCTAACTGGAAATTACAAAATTGGAAAGTATAGAGGATTAGTAAATAAAACTATTAGAGCTTGTGAGGAAGCTGGACTACACTTCTATAACGATATGATTCTATTCAACTCCCAACATCAGGCTGCTAGAGTGGTTGATACATACTTTAAAAGAAATCGTAAGGTAGCATCAGTTCATCAAAACATATTAGTATTTGTAAAAGGAAACCCTGATATTGCTGCAGAAGATATTGAATGGGATGGGACTTATGAATGCGTGGTTGATGGTAAACAATACAAATCATTTAGAGAAGCAGCTATATCAATAGACCCAAATATATTAGTAGCTACTGAAGTCCAAAGAAGATGCCGTTCAACCAAATCTAAATACAAAGAGTGGCAAATCATTGGTGAGGAAACAAAGCCCGATATTAAGTACGAAGTTGATGGAGTTCCTTTTGAGAATCCAAAACAGGTAGCAGAATTGATTGGTGGTGATATGAGTGAATCAATAGCTAGAAATTATATAGAATCAAACAATCCTAAATATCGTCATTGGAAGAAAGCAGATGGTTGGGATATTACCTACGAAGAAATGGAAGATTTATGGGGAAACAATATCCGTTTAGAATTACCTATCATAAGTTGTGATGGTAAACAATTTTATTCAATTATAGATGCCGCCAACTTTTTTAATTGTTCGGATGAGCGTATTCGTCAAAAGCTCAAATCAGAAAAATATACTGATTACATTTATTTATTCTAAAGAATTTTTTAGAAAATTACGTTTTTATTAATTTTATTATATTTATTGATACAATAACCTATTTCATATAGGTTTTTACATTGGTAATGAATACTCACCTTTATGTGTAGTGACCAAAAAGCCAATAAAAACATTCTATTGAAGTCCACAAATACAATGACTTCAGAAATCCGATAAATAAGGAAAACAAATGGCAAGTTCAAAATTGTTGAAAGAAGCAATTGCTGATGC